AGTAGGAGATCATATAGAATCAATGATAAGTGGAAGATTTGATAATTTGAATACTTTTGCAATAGCTAAAATTGTTGAAGTAGATAACTCTAACATGAGCTGTAGTATACAAATGTTAGATATTCCTGAACTTTTTGGCACACGCGACGAGGTTGAAACGATTGAAAATGTTCCAATTGCTCCGATTTTTTGGGGGAGTAAATGTAAAGTAAATGCTCCATTAACTGTAAACGATAAGGTCTTAGTAGCTTTTTGCCAACACGACACATTTAATGCAAGAAATGCTTCTGAACCTTGTGAGCCGAACTCTAGTGCAAAATTTGATATAAATAATGCTATTATAGTTGGTCAAATAACAAGTGATGCAGAAAAGAACATATCTAACGACTTCTATATCGCTTATGGTGGAACACTTGTAACGATAAATGATAGCGGTATCAATATAAAAGGTGGTTCAATCAGTATAAGTGGGCCTGTTAAAGTTGACGGAAGTTTAGAAGTGAGCGGAGATGCTACAATTGGTGGAAAGTCATTCTTAAATCATACAAACGGCGGATTACCATTGGATTAGGAGGATATCATGGAGAGTGTGGAAAGTTGGCTAACAGAAAAAAATGACGATAAAGAAATAGATATTGCAATTGGAAAAAATATTATATTAAGTTCAGAATTAGAAAAAATAAGATTGCGGTTGGAAAATAAATTGAGGTTATTTTTTAATGAGTGGTTTTTACACAAAAATGAAGGTATTTATTGGCTTAAAAGAAATGAAAATAATGGACAAATAGGAAATTTGTTAGAAAAATTTAATATAGAGGCACAAGTCAAAGAAACTATTTTGTCGGATGAAGATGTGGCAGAAATAACAAAGTTCGAAAGCAGTTTTGAAAATAGAAATGGAAACTATAATTTTAAAGTGGAAATGTTATTGAAAAATGGAAAGACTTTAGCGTTTTAGAAAGGAGGAACAGTGGATTTTGGAGTAACAGAAAAGGGATTTGTGTTAAAAAGTTTTACAGATATTATGAAAGATATAGAAAATAGGTACAAAGCAAGGTTACAAGATAATAATTATATTTTAGATTTTAATACTCCAGAAGGGATTCATTCTGAAGCTATAGGTTATGAACTATCGCAAATATGGGAAGAATTGCTCGAATTTAATAATCAAATGAATCTAAATACAGCAACAGGGATATATTTAGATTTTTTTGGGACTTTACTGAGAACTCCACGAAAAGCAGGCGCTTATGCAACTGGACAGGTTAAGATAACAGGAGAAAAAAATAGAGTTATACCAGCACAAACAATTATTAAATATGCTGAAAAAGAATATAGACTATTATCAAACGTTGCGTTGGATAAATTAGATAATAATGAGTATTACGGAATAGGATTTATTCAGGCTCTTGAAATCGGAGAAGAAAGCAATATCACAAGTGATGTTACTTTTACGACTGAATATGAAGGAGTTGCTAAAATTACAAATGATGCGGATGTAACTGGTGGTGCAAATAATGAGAGTGATAGTCTTTATAGGGAAAGACTTAAAAGAAAGGAAACAGTTGAACAAACCGCTACACATGCAGCATTATATAACGGATTAATGGCTTTGGAAAATATTAAAAATGTGTTGATATTAGATCCTGAAACTGAGCCAGCTACTGAAGCTGGAACAGTTAAAATATTTTTAGAAGGAACACCGGATGACAAAATTTTTGAAACTATTTTAGATTTGAAAGCAGATGGCATATTGACTCTCGCAGATTCTAATGCACAAACTTTTGAAAAAAAAATAAAAAGAGGTGTATTTGAAAGAAAAATAATATATAACATCATAAAATATAGTACGTTATTAATAAAAGTTGAAGTTTTGGAAACAAAAAATTTAGATGAAAAAGATAGTCGTTGGACAAAACAAATTCAACAGGAAATTTTAAATTATATTAATAATCTAAAAACAGGAGAATCTATTAGTTATTTAAAGACATATTCAGAAGTGTTAGGAATTGACGATATAAGAAAAATAAATTTGAAAATGGGATTAACAGAATCCGATGTTGCAATACAAAATTTCGACAAAACATTTACAGTCCCAGTTGGTCAAAAATTTCAAATAAACGAAAATAATATCGAGGTAATTTATGTTTAAGAGTAGCGAAGAGCATACAGATGAAATAATAAGTAGATTTCCGCATATGTACAGAAGAGATAGAGAAAGCAATAATTATTTTTTACTGAATTTATATTTAGAAGAAATAAATCAAGCAAGTAAAGGAATATATGAACTTTTGAAATCTTTAAATATTATGGAAGCAGAAGGTTATGTATTGGACAAATTTGGAACATCTTTTAATTTGAAAAGGGACACGAATGAAAACGATGAAAATTATAGAAAGAGAATACTTGCTGAAATTTCAAGGAAAAGTAAAAATGCAACTTTTGAAACAATCTTAAATGTGCTTAAGATTATAATTGAAAATTATGAGCAAAATATTTTTATTTTTAAAGAAGGGATTATAAAAGATAAAGTTAAGAATATAGATTTTAAAGTTAAAAATGGAAGTTTTAACGGAAATTTTGAAACACAATTTTACAAAGAAAAAGCAGGAAGCATTTATATAATATTGAATAAAAGACTGTCTGCATATATAAAAAAGAGTATCTTAAATATTTTGCTTGAAATAAGAGCGAAAGGTGTGGAAATAACTGTTGATTTTAAATATAAAGTGCAAACAGCTAGTTATATTTCAAACGGGGCCTTTGTTGGAGTGAAAAGAATTTTAAAAATAGAGGATAGCTTTTATGATGAGATTTTGCAACAAAAAAGTTATGAGAGTAATTTAGCAAGAATAAATGTAATTACACAAGAAGGAGTAAGATAGATGTTAAAAAAAATAAAGGATTGGATAGGAACGAATTTGGATGTTTACAAAGTTGAAAATGCAAACGATGTTGGTGCTGGATTGGTTAGGCATATTTGGAAAGGTGAAGAAACAGCAACTCAAGTCGGGACAACATTGTCAGCGCAAGTCATGAATGATTTGCAAAAAGGATTGGTCCACACTCTAGATACAATTAGAACAGTAGGAACTAACAAAGATATCTACGAAGTTGCATTGACTGGAATCGAAGAGTTTGGAGTATTTGACGGATTAAAATTGTTAATTAGAATTGATGGAGAAAATCAGTTTGAGAATGTATTTTTAAAATTAGGTGGTACAGAATATCAGATTTATCAATTAAAAAATAGTATGTTAGATAAGATTGACAAAGGGATTTTAAAAGACAAAAAGGAATATTTGCTCAACTTCAAAAACAATTCTTTTGTTTTATCAGATAGCACTTTGTACGGATCACAAAAAGGAACGGCATTAGAAGGAAATCGGTTAGCTGAAATATTAGGACTAGAATTTGGTGGAAACATACAAGATATCGGAAACAAAGCAAAAGGCAAGTTTTATTATGACAGTGTGACAAAATTTTACTATGAATGTATCGAAGACAACAGTCTGACATACAACGATAGTGGAAAATTTAGGGCTATTTCTAATAAGCCGATTTCGGACAAATTAGAAAAATTATTTAAAGTTGAGAAACAAACAGTAAATATTCACAACGGTACTGTAACTTTTGTGAAACAAGGAAATATTGTGAGTGCAGGAATATTAATACAAGGTGATGATGTATTTTATGCTGATAATCAAAAGCTTGTAGATATTCCTGAAAAATTTCTTCCTATCCAAGAATTTTACTGGTTAGAATCTTCGCTAGCTTCTAACTCGAAAGGCGGAGAAAAAGGAGCTACAAGAATACAAATTAATCCTACATCAATAAATGTGTGGGGGGCATATATAAGAGGAACGCAAACTATTCTAAAAGGTTCAATTGTTTATTGTTCTAGACTATAATATTTAAAATTCCGTACAAATTCATAAGTTAACACAAGATAAAAATCATAAAAGGAATGGAGTGATAAAAATGACAGTAGTTTACATTTATTTAATCGCAACAATGGAGTGCATAGCACGACCAACAATCACAACGATAGAGGAATTTAAAGAAAAGCCAAATCTGTTTTACCCGGAGTGGAATGATAAAACAATGAAGTGGTCTGAAGTATTATTAAACAATCCAACTGTCGATTCAAAAAACAACAAGCTTAGAGAAATGACTGAAGTCGAAAAAATAAAATCTGGTAAAACAGTTCTAAGTGATGGAAGTTATTTGGATGAAGAAAATGAGACAATAGTAACTATTGCAAAACCTAACGAGTGGAGTGTATGGGATAAAGACTCTCACACTTGGAAAGTTGATAATGATTTGTTAAATACAAAATTAAAAGAATTAAGAGAAAAAGCATTAAAAGACTTAGCAGAAGCTAAATCAAACTTTTTGAATCAGCCGCTTGAAATTGAAAAAGCTGGTAAAAAATACACGTTTGAAAATAACGAAAGAAATAGAAACAGTTTATCCTTAAAGATGTCGTTAATGTGGATTTTAGAGCAGGACAAAATTGAAAAAGTCAAAGTTTTAAATGATAAAAAAATGGTTGAATTTATTGAGTTGAATAGAGCTGAATTAAAAGATTTGGCTAAAAAGATTCAGGATATTTTAGAAATTGC